AATCTTAGGTTTAAAAGAATTAGCTAATTTTCCTGATGCTATATGGTCTTGATACCGAAGCTCATCCTGAAGAAGTTCAATGTAAAATTTTGCAGCAACACTTAATGCTTGTTTTATTTTTTTAAACTCTGCCATTATTCATTTGGATTTGGTTCTCCTTCATCTAAAGATATTGATGAGTTGTATTTTCTTCTTAAAACTTTAGCTATACCTACACCTGTTAAATCAGTAAGTACAGGAAACTTGTAGTTTTTCTTTTCTTGGACACTAATTGAAGATATATCAACTTCATTACCATTAACAGAAGATTCAAAGCTAATAAAAAGTATATCTGCTGTACTATAAGCGTTAAAATTAAAAGTTATTTGAGTTAAAGGCAATGTATAATCAGTAACATCTGACTGTGTTAAAGCATAAGGATTAATCCTTGAGTTATAAAGCGTTGAAACACTTAAAGTTCCTATATTATTATTTTGATTTAAGTTTATTGTAACAGTATATTCATTTCCTGTATATAATTGTTTTAACTCTTGAAATATACCTGAAACACTAGAATTACCTCCTCCATCAACTACAGAACTAATCTTTATATTATTAACGCTTGATGTAGGTGGTGTTGAAATAACCGAAGGTTGTGAAGTACCATCTGAAGCAAATCTAAACCAATTTGAATTACTATAAGTAGGTAGGTTTACTGATGACACAGCTTCCGTAGCATAAGATGCAGTTGAAGTAGATATATTTGAGTTTGATAGCGTTGATGCAAGAAAAGAACCTCCATAAGACACATACTCCCCTGAAAAGAAGGGTGCGGATATAAACACATCTAACCCATCTTGTAAAGCTTGACCATTATCATTTATTTGTCTATCCATTGTTAATTATTATTTTTAACTATTAAAGTTAACATTTACAGGGAAGTAACTTTTATCATCCCAAAGAACAAGTTCCACCTTTGTGGTTTGATTATTGTTAGGCTTGTAATCAATAATTCTGTTTAATCTATAGTAATACCCATCAATATAAACTAATTTTCTTAAATCTAAATTAACAACATCTGAAAGTTTTAAATTTACATAAAGTGTTTTAATTCTAGGATTTGATTTTGCCATTTCAATCATACTTTGATAGTAAGTCTGATATAATCCTTTATATCCTACATTAGCTCCAAAAGAACTATTAGTGCAGTCATAAGTTCCTTGCGTTACACTAGCGTATGTAAGTGGCTGTCTAATATCATTAAAATCAGTATAAGCATCTACACTACAAGCTCTAGCTAGAATTGGATATGTTACTGAAGGATTTTGTTGTCCATCATATATAATTTGTTGAGCAGGAACATTTTGTGTAACTCCCCAAGTTTGTATCTGAGCATAAAAACGACTAGATGCAGAAACAGTAGAACAGTCCATCTTAATATAATTAAGAAGTCTAGGAATGAAGTTATATCCTTTATCAGGTCTACATGACTGCCATCCATTAGGAATAGCTCCGCTTTCGCATAATCCCCAAAGGTTAGCCCTATATGGAGTTGAGTCGTAAGCATAAGCTCCAAATCCTGAAGTCATACCATCATGACCATTATAGCTTCCTGCAAAGAATGGATTTTCAAAAATACTTTTACCGACCTCGAACTCACTACTTAAAAATTCTCTATAAGGAAATTCATCTAATATACCATCCCAATATGTTAATCCTCTATGCTCTACTTTCTTATCATTAGAGTCAGTTTTATATTTGAAAATAACTTCCCTTCTTAAATCTGAATCTACCCACTTATCCTCCTGAATATTAGATAAATCTATCTTATTAGTCCAATCTATAGCTTCATTCTGATTTTTATAGAAATCATTAAATGGTTCTACGTAAATAATCTTTGAAACTGTATCTGTTGTAAATTGTAAGTTAAACGCATGAATAACACCCTTTAAGAATCCTAATTGTGTACTTTCATTATCTATAACATTTTTCAAATCATAAGTTTGACCATATTCAACATTTACTCCCTTATGAAGTATTGAAAGTGAGCCATTTTTATTTGAAGTTCCACTTGGATAATCAGCTGTAGGATTTGTACCTCCATAAAGAGCTGCAATCCATCCTGTTGTCTTAGGCCCACTATCTCCATGACCCATTTTATACTGAAGTGTAAATCTAACCTTGTCGTTTTTATTAAGCCATTGATTCTCAATAGAAATACCTTCAAAATCATAAGATTGTTCTCCTGTTGGAGGGTTAGGGCAACTAGAGTAATAAATTTCGGTACTAACAGCAGAACCCTCTGCCACTCTATTCCAACTTGTCTGACCTGCTGTTTTAATTTCAATAAAAATCCTTACTTTCCACACTTCATTTCTATCAGCAGTCCCATCACATACTGATTGTAACCAAAACCCAATATTATCAATATTTATATCATAAAATCCAAATTCTTGTATCGTAAATTCGCCATTAGAGTCATTATACATTGAAGAATTTTGAACAGTAGTGAAATTACCTGTACCTGCTTGTCCATTGCCATTAAATAGTATTGGAAAAATAGGCCAATAAAAAGCTGAAGCACTCTGAGATGGAGATACAACATCATAACTTCCAATATAAGCAGTTTCCCCTGCTCCACTTTGAAATGAACCACTAATACTGTTATCATCAACCCTTTCATCAGGGTTATTATGCTTAAAATTTGGAAGAAGCATTAAAAGCCTTTTAAACATATCTGTTTCTATAAAATTAGATACAACAGAATACCCTTCCTGATTAAAAATTTGCTTAAAAATATCATAAATAAATATAGCAGGTCGCCAATCACAACTAGGTGTTGGATTTGGGTAATCATCCTGATTATTATACCAACCATTATACCCTATTTTACCTGAATTACCACCTGTTGCCACATAAGCATTTTGCAATAACTGAATAGTCGCATTCAAACCGCCTTCATTATTCTCCCCATAACCTACTATAGGGTAAACTATAGGACTGTTATTAGCGGAAGCACTTCCTCCTGATGCAGTCTTAAGTAAAGCATTATCTGTGTCCCAAGTAGCTACTATTTCATCATGCTGAACCTTTAATCCTACTCCTCCTCCAACTGTCTTTCCATTAAGATTATTCCAACCACTTCCATTTGCTCCTCCTAATGTGCTTAAATCTTTTAAAAGCTTATTGTCTAATGAAGATGCCCAATCAACATTATTTCCATAGAATACGCAAGAATAATATAATGGATTAGAAGATTTACCTATTGCTGTTATTTGTAGTAACCCTACGCTAGAGTAAGAATTATCTACCTCTATTCTACATTGTTTTTTATTTGATATTGTATTTGTTTCTAAATAATACCCCTCATTATATGATGACTTTAGAATTTTATTATTATTTTTTGTTGCAGGTATTTTAAATGTCTTGCTATAAGTACCTGTTCTTGAGTTTAAAGTTCTAACATCTGCTACTGAAAAAGTTAGTGCAAATGGAAAGTTTTCTGAATCTCCAACATCTAAAGTCCCAACAACACTTTCATTCCAATTAATAACTCCTGCTACATACTTATAGTCTAGTAACTGTATTTTAATCATTTTAGTTCCTTTGTGTTAAAATCCCTTGAGATTCAGTATATTCAATATTGTACATTACTAATCCTTTCTCTTGGTCTAAAGACACGATTTCTGAGTTAGTTAGTATAACAGGCTTATATATTGATGTTGCAGGTCTTAAATCAGGATTTAACTGATTCATAAGGTAAGCTGCATCCATCTCATAGTTTTCTTGGTCAGAACTATCAGTTTTTTCTTCTATCCAAACATTTGGAGATTGGAATATCTCTCTAAGCCATTTAGCTTCCACATTATTCAATGGCTCTGTATAAACGCTATTATTTGCCTTAGCATCAGAACTTAAAACCTCAGTTCCACCTCTATAAGTGTCATAACCTCTCATTGTATCACTATAATATGCTGAACTTGCTAAAGCAGTACCTGCTGAATCAACATTATCTTGCATATATCTTCTATTAGGTAACTTTGTTTCCATTAAAGACTTGCTTACACTTATAGATTCTAATACATTTCTTGTTGCTGTATAAGAGTCTATACCTCCTACAGTATTTAGCCAATGAAATCTAACATTTTCATATACTGATTTCTGTTCTTCATCATTAATAGAATACCAATACACATTAGAATGTCTAACAGCTTCCCATATATCAGGACTTCCTACATTTGTATTATAATTACCTCTAACATAAACCCTGTAATATCCTGTATTTGATGTTATTGGAGTTATAGCAGTTAAATAAGGATAGTTAATATCTTGAGGTGCGTAAGCGTGGTTATTAATATAAGCAGGAGAAACATTCTGAACACATAATTGGTTTTGTGTATGTGCAAATGTATTTGTGCTGTATTTTTCAAAGTTATGCGATATATCTGAACATATAGCAGTAGTCCCTAATTGATTTTTCCATTCAGAGCCTAAAACAAAACTTAACCCTGTAGTGCCATCTTTATTATAAGCTTGACCGTAAACCTCATATAAGTTGTAATGGTCAGTATCATCATTGCCATTAAAGGTACTTTTAGCATAGAATTGCAGAAATTCTGCTTCATCTGTAATACTTACCCTTTTTTTATATGAAGGTGTTGAGGTGGTATTAACAGTAGAATTAGGAGAATTTGTTAATGCTCTTTTTTGGCTACCTTGAGAAACAGTATATTGCTGTAAAGTAAAAACCTGATTGTAGTATGTTTTTGAATTAAAAGATGGCACAGAATTTATAGCTCTTACATAAGATGCAGATGATATAGTAGTTGTTGATAATTCTACAATTCCTGTTGAACCTAACATCTCAATTTCAGCTCTAACTCTTATAGCTCTATACGCTCCATTTCTAGTTACATTATAAGGGCTAATTGTTTCGGTTATGTTATCTTGCTTTTGAGTCCCTCCGTTAAGACCTCCATACTCTTGATTCTGCCAAGAACCCTTACCTATAGGTACTAAAGAGTAAGATAATTGGTCTGCAACTATCCTTGAAATATCAACAGTAAATCTTTGAGAATTAGATACAGATGAGTTTACTATATTAGTATTTGGTATGTCCCTAGATTTTTTAATTTGACCTATTAAATCCCAATCAGCAGAAGCTGAAGGGGTAGGAAATTCAGTAGTTGCATAAATCTTAAAAATAACATTAACAACATCTCCTTCTACTGCAGGAACATACGTTTCATCTATATCAAAACCTGCACCACTATCTGCACTCCACATAGCCTGATATATCATAGGTTGATTAGCAGAAACTAAGTAATTAGCATTATATCTTCTTTGTTGGTTCTGCATTTCTTCAGTATCATCATTAAACCACAATGGTAATTGACCCCATACTATACTTGTATCTGTTCTTATCGCTGCCATATCTTAATATATTCTATATTTCTTGTTTAAATAATCTACTACTTGTGCTGTTTCAGCATCTGTTAATTTTCTATTATAAATGATAACTTCTTGGAAATCACCATCTAAGTATCTTGTGTTAAATCCACCTTCTGTTTGCGTACACCCTATTCTGAATTTTTCTCCTGAGTAAGATGTTGCACTTTCAAAATCTGTATTAGTATCACTACTAGAAGAAACATTTAAAGAATCATAGTAGTTTAAATAAATACTCTGAGCTGTTTTCCTTAAAGCTCCAATATGATATTTCCCTGTATCAACTGTTTCTGTTCTCAGTAATAATTCTGTAGTTCCATCACTTACTGAAACCCCATAATTACCTGCAGCATTAGTTCCCATCTCTATAGATGAGCCATCTGCTAAGTTATAATATCCAAATACAGCATTACTTACTGCATTTACCTTACTAACTTCAAATATTGAAAAAGATGAGTCTGCAACAAGGTTATTGTCTGAAGCTAAGGCACTATAATCAGGATCAGTAAAGAAAGTAAACTGTGTTTTGTCTAAAGTACCTCCACCATAAGTATATCTTAATGGCTGCAACTCTTTATTTGTTTGTGAAACACCATTAGCATTTCCTGAACCATCTCCAACAGCACTAACTTTTTTAGTTGGTATGCTAAACGTAACATTACTATCTGCTCTTAACCAAGAAGTTAAGCCACTTATTTGATTAGGGTAAGTTGATACAGGTGTAAAGCACTTACTGAACACTTTCCAACCAAAATTCATCTTTAACTGCAGTAATTGGTCATTAGCAACCTCTTTCTTTCTTTCAATAGATAAGCTACCATCAGTTAGGTATGATATAACCGTTGCACTACCTGTTGTCCCTCCCATATAGGATTTTAAGAACATATCTAGCCATTCATTAGCTAAATCTTGTAGGTTATCCCATCTCTGCTCAATACTTTCATTTGCTTGAGCAGTTCTATTGTATAAATCTGAGAAATAAACCTCAAACGAGTATTCTTCCCAACCATTTCTTGGTGTTACCTCAGGATATAATGAATCAGGAGGAGTTATCAGCAAAGAAGGGTACTGAGTGCTATGATTATCATTAAATTCCTCTGTATATCCAAAGAACTTATCTCCATAAGTCCATTTATCCTTCATTGTTGTTACTATATCTGTTAATCTTACTATTGCCATATTACATTATTTTGTTTGGATTGTGTATTTTCTCTTGTACTTTGTTCTCGTAAGTGTTTTTTGCAGTTATCCAACTTAAATATGTAAGAACATTATACAGATTTGTATCTCTAACGCTGTCTATGGCATTTTTACCTGCAACATTGAACACTTGCTTCTCTGCTAACATATAAAGGCTGTTAAGCCATCCAAATGGCCTTATATAGGTTCTGTATAGTCCTTTTGTATTCACTCCTCCTGTGCTTGTTGTTGTTTCCCCAAATATGTAGGGGTAAGTTTCACTAATCTTTCGGTTTGCTGAGTCAAAAAAAAACTGAACTCCCAAATTATATCCATTGTAAGTCCTCTAAATTTTTCTGATTTATCAGGTATAGCCTCCTCATCATATTCTTCATCTAATCTTCTGCATAATATAGCCATTTGCTCAGGAAGAACATCAAATCTTCCATTTTCCATATCCTTTATGTACATATCCAACTGAGTAGACTCTATAAAGTCCCCATAAGTTGATTTTCTGAAAAACTCTGATGGGAAATAGTATGTCTGCCCTTCAAATTCAAAAGAACTTAGTCCTTTAGGCTTGTATTCTTCAGTTAATTTATTAATTAACGATATTACTTGAGTTATTTGACTTACATCAACCAAAGATGTTTCTTCTTTTGTTAATCCTGTAATATAACTAAATATATCAGCGTTCATTTTCAATACTTGGCTGTCATTAAGAGGATTATCTTTAATTAAATCTGCCATTAGAGGATTATTTAGCAGTTCGTGGGTGTCTTTTTTGTTATTCTCAACTTGCTCATTTGCAGATGAGTAATGTTTTTTAATTATAGTTGATAATTCCCCCCAATATTTAACAGTTATGTCTTTCCATTCAACAGGAATAACTACATCCCTCTCTACATTTTGACTTTTAATGTTAATTGTTATGCTCATTTTGTGTTTTCTGATTAGTTAGTATTTTCTTCTGCATTTCCTCTTTTATCTTAATATCCTCTAGTATATCTGTTGTTTCTCCTACAAAATCAACTGTTGTTTCAAACAAATCCTCTGATAATTCATCAATTAAATCGCTGTTTTCATCATTTCTTACCCCTGCTAGAAACCCTATAGTAGCATAAAGTATTAAATTAGGAGTCATATAAGCCCATTCAGTCCTCCTGCTAGATGAACCTAGCATTTTGTTAAAAGAA